CCACCAACTCCAACTATCGCCGCATTTACATCTTTAAAACTATAAGCTGCCATCTTTTATCTCCTTATCTATTTACGTTAACAGTGATCGCCACTGAATGAATTGCACCAGCCATTTTAACGGCGATCTGAATTGGAGGACAAATTCTTGCCTCTCTGTCTGCTTGTGACTGTGACTCAATCGGTGCTACATATACATAGTATCCAGATTTGAGATAATCGCCTAAATTAAGCGCGCCGAATACTGTGCTACTATTCCATTTACCAGGGGCAATTAAGCCGTTTGATACTGCACTGTCTAGCGTTTGATTAACCACTGTGATAATCATACCAACGCCCGCGTTTGTTTGTGGGAGCTTAGTTAGTGATTGATACAGCAAGTTATAGACATTGTTTTGAATAGCATTTTGTAACCAATCAAGCCCGTGCACTTCATCGAAGAAGCGACCACCCGAAACTTTACCTTCTTGTACTATCGCCGTTCCGTTATTGTAATTGACGAAGACGTTACAGCTTGTAGTTTTAAGTTGTGATGCTTGACTTTCTGTAAGACTTTCTGCAACTACTAAAACCTCTTGTTTATACATCATTGTAATTGTAGATTTGTTTTGGTTAAAGTTTACGCTCAAAGCTCTACCAAAAAACGCTGCTATAGCGTATGGCGCTGTTGATGAATACTGAACAATAGTTCGAGACAGTTTAAGAGCACTTAGCGAGTAAGCGATTGACGTAGTGTCTGGTGTTGTTATCGCCGTAACTGCATTCGTAACTGTTCCGAAAACTCTTGTTGGACTTGTCGCTTCGATATAAGACGCGATTGCCAACACGTCCGAAGTCGTAGGCATTGCAGAAGATGCAAACATACACGCCCACCAAACAGATGATGCAACAGCACACGCGCTAACTGCTTGCAATGGAGTTTCGCCCGCCGCCTGAACCCCGATCATTAAAGATGTTGGCTGTGGAACTTGTGCAAAGTAAGTTTGTGCCGCTATATATTCAGGAGTAGTCAGTGCAAAATCTGCCAAAACGCCCGTTAAAGATGAATACGTTCGCATACGCTCTGTTGCTGTTATAATTGTGCTATTCCCAATAATAAGTAACACGCCAAAACCTCTAGCTTGTGCCGCCGTTGGAGATACGTTTACTTGTACATTGACTAAATCTGATACGCTTAAAGTTGAAGCCATTTGTTTTCCTTTTTTATTTATTTACGCTGATATTCGGCGCTGATATTATTGACATTATAGATGTATTATTAACCGCTACATAATTAAGTGTGAAGTCAAGGTTATATCTTTCGAGCCATCTTTGGTTGTGTAATTCTGGCGAACGCACGAGCTTGCCGTGTGTTCCAAAAGCTATATTGTACGGCCTAAAGATTTCCGTATTTTGCGTTAGCTCCATTCCCGAACGTATTTGTGTGGATACTCTGAAAGAATTTGTGCCATATATAGCCAAAGAGACCTCGAACGTCACATCTCTTTGCAGCGTCAAGATATCATCTTTATTAAGCACCTGATAAGATGAACCGTTCATATCTGTGGTCTTTATATTAATTCCTATCCAATCCGTGCCAAACGCTGGAATAGTTGGGGGGTTTGGTTGGTACATCGGACGGACTAAAGTATTATCTAACCCAGATAGCCCCGCTATATAATCGTGCACCAAATAATAAATATTGAAGTTGTCGGGCGTGATCGTTGCATTAGCCATTATTTGCCTCCATTGTTGCTATAGTTTCATAATGCGTTGGCCACTTTTTGACTTTTGTCGCTTGATACCGCATACCGTCATAAATTATGATATCGCCGTAAGGAGAATTGGTAAGCTTCTCTTTTGAGAATATCGTTATGTTATCCGTCAATAGTGAGGCCTCGGGTAAAAAGTACAATTCCCGCCCGCTTGTTGGTTGTATTGATGCTGTGATAGTGAAGGGTGTTTCAACAAGACTTGATTCGCCATACTGATTTATGCTTTGCGTTCTGTGTAAACATTGGTACTGAACTTTTCCCGAAAAAAAATCGTTGTTAAGATTACCTCTAACACTAATCATTTTCACGCACCACATAAGTAATAGAGTTTAGCAATTGACCCGTGTCAATCAAAGGCTTTGTTCCTGCTTGTCCGTTTTTTCTGCGTCTCGATCTTGATACTATGGTAGAATTTTTTAACTGTGTAAAGTCCCCATTAACGATTTGATTTTTAACGTGATTTTGCCCGATTAGTCCTGCTTTATTTAATGCGATCTCTATACTCGCACCGTGCAAAGCTTCTTTTGCGCCATCTTTCAAAATTTCGGCGATCTCTTTTTGTGCCGATCTAATGCCAGGAACTAAGAACGGACGCGGTGGGATATTCTTTGCTGGGCTTCCATTCTCTTGAACGATTGCTATCTGTGCGTTTGTATATCCGCTGTCAGTTCGTGCGCTTTTATCGTGTGGTATTCCGACCATCACGCACTTTTCACTCATCTTTTTTATGTTCTCTAAAAATTCGGGAAGTTTGTTAACGGTCATCATACGACTAATCCGCCTGCTCCATATAGTCTCGCTAATCTTGTATAGATGCGCCCGTAAGAAGTGAGGGATAAATCGCTGTTGTCTTCGCCCGCTCCATAAGTTACAGTCATACCGCCGACCGTTTGAGTCGTTGCCATTGCGCTGTCGTTTATGGTTGTATAGTGAGCCGCTAAATTCCCTTGTGCTGTTGCTAGTGCATACGTGCCTATTCCAAAAGCGTCTTGGTTGACCGTTTCATTTGCTAAATTAAGCCAGATTTGAACATAAGCATCTGGATAGTCTGTAATGCTAATCTCTGGGAACATCGATCTAAAAGCTGCTAAGTCCATATTAATCCCTTTTAAGTTTTATAATCCCCTCCGAAGAAAGGACTAAAAAATTAAGCTGTAGGCTCTTCCGCTGTTGGAGCTTCTTCAATTACTGCTACCTTATCGGCAACTTTCTTTTTAGAAGCACTAGGATATAAAATCTCTCCTTCCTTGACGATAAATAACCCGACTTTTTCCATTTCATCCACAAACCAATCTCGCACGATTTCCACATCTTCGTGAATACCAGCCTCGAATGAAACCGCCCCAAGTGTCATAGGGACTTTTAATTCTACGGTTGCCATTAGATACCATCCGCGTATTGCATAGTCTCGGGATAAACTATTTCAGTTTCGCCAATAGCCCAAACGTATGGACGCTCGTATATAATGCCGTGGAATGATGGAGTAAAGCCAGTAATAGGCACTAAAGGAAAACGACAAAGATCGTAATCGTTAGTATACGCTACCATTCTATCAGTACCGCCAACACCGCCGCCAACACCGCCTGCAGTTGTACCTGTTAACCATTTGACTGGTTGGATATTAAGAGGCTTTCCGTTTACTCTCATTGAGATACTGTTGTCCTCAAGGAATTTCAAGATTGAAACACTGCCTGCTGTTGTAACAGGAGTTGCCGCGATATAAGCAAACTGTGCAGGTGGTAGTCTTAAGTCTGTCGGACAACGTGAATAACCCGTGTTTTGATAAGTAGAGTTTAACAACGCATTCACTGCTGCAAGAATTTGCGCAGGAGTTGTACTACCACCCATCCAAGCCAATGCCGAAGCTGATCCAGTCGTTACGGTTGCCTTATTTAAAAGACCTTTTGCACCAATTGAGCTATCCCCAATATACGCCATTTGATCGTTACCCATTTGGTACTTCATATTGATTGCGTTAAACTTACTCGCATCTAAAGGTTGCCCTAGAAGTTGAGAAGCTTGTAACTCCATTTGCGTATAAGACAAAGACATACCCGCTGGGCGTAGTGGAGCTGTTACGATTTGACCGTTGATATCCACACCTTGAAGGCTAGTTGTACCGTTAGAAATAAACGGAATACCATTTCCACCCGCTGAACTACCAGTCGTTAATCCGCCCGCTGCTGCGAAAGTTGAGAGTGTGTAGCTAGTCGACTGATTAGCAAGACTGATATCTTCACGAAGCTTAATATCTCGAAGATACGTTGTCGACATTAGCGGCATATGTAGAGTTTTGTCAAGCTGTGTGAGCTGATTTACAAAGTAACTTAAAGCGGAGTCGTTTACCGCTTTTCCTTGGATTATTTTTGCCATTATTTCATTCCCCCTTAGATTGTGTAACGAAGTTCAGCGATGTTGTTGCCGTCTTTGCCATTTAAAGCCCATTCCGCACCGGGAATAACTAAACTATTTGCGCCATCTGCTACCGCTTCAATATCTCCAATAGCTTTACCTGACCCAACTACGATACGAACATATGCAAGCCCGCCTTTTACAGGTGTTCCCTGCGTACAAGCAACTTTCAGATAGCCTCTAGTTAAGCGACTTTGTAAGTAAGTAGTGTTGATAGTGTTAGCTGCAAACGTGTTATCAATACCGCCAGAAATACTCGGAACTGAACGAACCAAAAACCCTTTGATATCTGCCGCTACGTTTGTTCCAACGATTGCAACGTATTTACCCGTTGATCCGCTTTCCATTACAAGAACGCTACCATAAGCAGTCGGAGGTGTTGCACCTAAAAGAATAGACTCAGTTTGTGAATCTAAAGGACGTGATACCGAACCCGCTACACCCGCAGGCATACCGTATAAAAAAGCCATTTCTCCAGCCATTTTTTACCCCTTTTTATAAAATTGCGCTGCGTTTGAATTAATCATCGCAGGAGTCATAACGGAATCATCCGCACCATCGAGAACAGCAGGGATAACGATTTTAACGTCATCAGCATCATTCACACTGTCTTCTACTTCTTCGTCTTCATCATCATTTGCAGTTTCAGCAGTTTCCATCGCTAGAAGATTTTGCAACAGTTCTAAAACTTGTGAAATTTTATCATCCGCTGGCACTGCCTCTGGCTCTGCATCTTTGTTAAGTTTCGCCGCCATATCTGCGACTTGCTTACTTAAAGCATCAAACGCACCTTTAGCATCGAAGACATCTTCTTCTTTTGCCGCTGGCTCTTCCGCGTCCTTAATCCACGACTTAATCGTGTCGAGTATTGTTTTTTTATCCACTTTATTCCCCTTTGAGTCTGAAATTGAGCATATAGCCCCGCATCTTCCATTCGGCACGATTGCAACGTGATTGCCAATTATTCCGATACGTTCGCCTGTACCGTCGCCGTTATCTACCACCGAGATCGCAGTGTACCCGCAAGATACCTCTTTAATCCCATTTAACACCGCCGTTATTGCTTCACTTGAAATAATAACCAAGTCCGCGATTAGTGTTTGATTTACTTCATCGGCTCTAACATTTACACACATTCCCACGATCTCATCGGTTGCCGTGTCAGTGTCGAGCAATTCATTATCTGGGTGTAAAAGCGTTACGGGTTTGGCCTCGAAACTTGCAATAGTGCTAGGGGTGCTTAGTTCCTCCCACGGATTAGTCATCATAACAGTTGGACTGTCTGTTTCTAGCCCGACATTTGAGTTATTGTATTTCATCGGCGCGGATGAAGCTATCGGAACGTCAATACAGATCAAATAACCTTCAGGCGTTTTAATCATATTTTCGCTTATCTGTTCGCCGAAGTAGCGAGATGTGTTATCGTCGTCGTTTGCCGTTTTTTCTGCTATTGCTGTGGCTTGGCTTTGGCTATGGCCTGCGTCGATTAAGCATTGTATATTCTTTGGCATTAATCGTCTCCTTTGATTATTACTTCTGCATAACATCTACAGTTTACAAATTCCCCTGCGTTCCCAGTGTCGCCGTCGCTTAGTGTTGGCGGGTTGTCGAAGTCACAAACAACGCCTTCCATTTCTACGTGGCTATCTCTTACGATCTCGTCCCCAGCTGTCCGCCATATGTACTGATTTGCGCCAACGATTTGCGCCCGTGCTTGCGTGAGCGTTGCATAAGCTTTATGTATTTCAGTCCGTGCGATTGTATTCGCTCTTGATATCGTCACACCCTCGCTTCTCGCTAACTCTTCGGCTACTTCACTGGCACGCTTTCCGCCCGTTGCTGCTTCTTGTGCTAACTTTTGCGCTCGCTGTCCTGCTTCGAGGGGCAGAGATTTAATGAGTATTGCTTGATCTTCTTGTAGCTTTCTCGCTATGTTACCGACAACTGTGTCGGCGACATCACTTTTCAACTTATCGGAAAACTGAGAGGCGATTGCTAAAAAGTTCTTCTCATTGATCTTGTTCACATCTCCCAGCATCATAGCGGCGATACTGTTCGCCCACGGTCCGATTGAGTTTGCATAATGACGCAAAGCTATCTCTAACCCCTCGGATAAGATAACTTTCTCTATCTCTCCAGTTGCACCTTTGTTTATAATCGTATGGTGTGTGATGAGAGTACCGACAATCTTAGCGACCTTACGAAGCTTTCGACTGTAGTCGTTTTCTATACGTTGCGGTACAATTGGCTTTCTAACCATTTAGCAAGTCTTTCGCTTGGTTGAGAAGATCCGATCTCGTTGGTGTTGGTGCTGCGCCTTCTGGTGCGGTATATTCTGGTGGGTTGCTCTCTTCTATATCTTCGTCCGTGATGTTTGTTCCAAAGCCTGTGATAGTAGAGAGCTGTTTGATCTCTTTAAGTGCGAGCTCTTTGCTGAATATTCCGTTAACTACACATTCCGTTATTGCATCGACCGTGTTTTTTGTAACGATAGATTTTTCAGATGGTGTTTGTTGCCAAAGGCTATTCCATTTAATGCCAAGGTCTTCAGGCGCAGGAGTTCCAAAATTTGACTGATAAACAATACGAGCTAATTTAATAACGTGTTCGTCAAGCGGTGCTTGTTTTGATGCTATACCATCGTAATAGATACGTATATCGCTGTCGCCAGTGCTATTTAACCCCGAAGGACTTTCTCCAAACAGAATAGTAAGCGGGATGCGTTTTGCGCCACTGATTTGTTGGACGAACTGTAAGATAATCGT